GCAGTTGCTGACGCAGGTCCGCCGCGTTTCCGGGGCCAATCAGACGCGCGCGCATGGTGCTGCTCGCCGAACTGTCAGCAAGCTGCGCCTTGAGATCCATCAGTGTCTGCATCATGTTCTTGGCCTGCGCCGCTTTGCGGGTGGCCAGCGAGGACAGGTCGCCCAGAGGCGTACTGTCGGCATAGCTCTCCAGCGCAGCGAGCTGGCCGGACATGGCCTGGCCCGCAACCTTGGTGATGGTGCATCGATCCAGGGGAAGCTTGTCCCACAACGGCAGCATGCCGGCCGTTGGCAACTCCCACTTGTCCGCCTCCAAGGCGAACAACTGCCTGGCGCGTCGTTCGGCTCGTTGCAAGTCCTTCATCGGTAGCAAGGTGTTGAACGCCGCCAGAGTGCTGGCCAGCTGGTCGTACTGGGTCGCAAGAAACATGAGCACCAGGGCGTGCTGGGAATCACCCGGGCGCTTGTCATCGCTGCTGTCCTCGAGCTTGTCCGCCATGTGCTGCAGCAGGTTGGGCGCGGACAGGTAACGCTGATAGCCAACGCCCTGACCGACACCGCTCTGGAACGGCGTCACTACCAGACAGAGCGGCGGCTCGCCAAGAGCACCAGCCAACGCCGCACGACCAGCCGCGACGGCCTGCATCGCGGCTGCGCCGACCGGCCCGGGCGATGTGGTGGCCAGCGTGGCCAGCGCCGAAACCCGCTCACCGGTGCTAGTCAGCTCCAGCCCTGCAAGGCCTTGGGCGTTGCTCAGGTCGGCCAGCCACTGTGTGGCCTGGTCAGGCCAGCGCATCTGTACGGGTGACCAGGTCATGGATTCAGTTCCAAGAGTTGCCAGGCCTGGCCGTTCCACTGGGCTACCTTGCCCGCAGGAATCCGGGGCGGTGCTTGCGTGACGCAGCCTCTGGGCATCAGCCATACATCGGTTTCGAGGGGGGATCTGTCGGCGACGGTCTTGCCCACGTAGCGGCCCTGGTCGTCGAGCTGGTAAACAGTTTTAGTGTCCATGTTGTCCCCTCAATACTTAATGCAGGCGAGCAAGGCGACGTTGCGAGAGCGAGCCTCGGTGCCGCCGGACGATGCGATTTCAATGGGGTGATCGTGTTCGCCATCTTCCTGGGTAGTGGCCACGCCTTCGCCGTAGTACGGCTCGTCACCCCAGAGGGCGTTACCGTCACCGCCTGGGCCGCGGTCGAGTTTCAAATTCAGGACGTGGGAATGCCTGCCTGAGCGGCCGACAGTCCCGGTGTGGGCATGGTTAGCGTTCTGGCCGATTTGCCAGCTGCCCAGGGCGCGGCCGCTGTCGACACCTCGTCCGTTGTCCCAACCTCGAAGGAACTCGCCTCGAAGGTCCGGGAGGGAAAAGGTCGTGGTGCCGTCACCGACTCCGTGCGTAGTGCCAATGCGCTCAAACAAGGCCGCGTAGGTGATCCGCGATACCGCAGCCCCGTTCGCACGCAGCCAGCCCGTCGGCGGCACTGTCATGGGGAACATGCTGACCATGCCGGTCAAGTTGCCGTTGAGGCTGCTCATGAGATCGAACAAGGCCTTGGTGGTGGCCAGAATGTCGCTGCTGTTGGTGGCAGGGTCGTCGCTCTTGGCGTTGGGTAACTGGTCGAGGCCGACGTCTTCTTTGGTCGTCGCCCGGGCGCGCAAGTGTTCGTAGTCACCATCACGCGCGGCAAAATGCTCAACCAGGGCTTTGGTGATCGGCTGAACAGCGCGCAGGTCGGTGATGCCACCCGTTGCCGTCAAACTAGCCAGCGGCACCACGTAATGCTGATTACCGTTGCCGTCTTTGTAGTCGGCTTTGGCCGCCCCAAAGACCACCGTCCACCCAGCAACTACGTCGCTGCCCACATGCGCCAGGTAAACGTCGAGCCAGGCTTTGGCCGGAAGTGCTGGTAGCTGAACGAAGGTCGCTGCGTTCAATACGACCCTGACGCCTTCGATATAGGCCATGCCCGCTTTTAGCTGGTACAGGCCCAGACTGTTGCGCTCCAGCTGTAAGCTGTCATTGAAGAAACAGGCGCGCCCGTAGATGTCGCGGTTGCTCAAACGCTCGCGCTCATCAATGCCGTTCAAGCGGATCGTGAAGTCGTGTTGCCAGGTGCTGGCGTCGACAACAAGGCCCGTCAGCGCCTGGGCCCCACTGAACTCCACCAGGAAGTTGCGAGTGATGTTGTTGCCGATCTGCAGCGGCGGGATGTTGCGGCGTTTCTGCTGCACGGGCACGTAAGCGACGGCGAGCAGTACGTTTTCCGCCGTCTCCAGCCCGATCCAGTTGAAGTCCCAGTCGCCGACATCAGAGCCGACCATCAGGCTGTAAATCACCTGACGCGGGCTGACGAAGCCTTTGCGGTTCACATTGGCCGTGTAAACGATTTGGTTGGCCGGAGGCTTGACGCCAGCCCGATCAACCGCTGCATTAGCATTCAGCCCCGGTACGTAGGCGAGCACAAACCGCGCAACGTCCAGTACCTGTTGAGCCGCCTGCTTCTGCGCAATGAGCGTCTCGCCGGCAAGGGTAATACTAGCTCCCATGGGGGCTCCTAAATGGGTCGTTCAAAAGGGTCATCAGCACCTGGTCGTTGATCACCACCAGTTTGTTGGCGGTTTCGTCCAGGCTTGCGAACAGCGTTTGCTGGTCATCGTTGAAATCTGCGATGCGCAGGCCCAACACAACCGGAGTGATGGTCACAAAGTCATAGCGTCGGCAGGTCCGGCCGTACTGCTGCATCAGCACGCGCAACAGCACCGGGTTTTCGCTCAGCTGCGTGTCTGAGAGATGCAGCAGAATGATGTCCCAGTCCAAGCCATCGACCCGCTCTTCCAGCTCGACATAACCGACACCCAGGCGCTCGAAGACGCGGACCATGCCTGAGGTGCTGCCGGCGTCCACGGCATTGACGAAGGCGTACTTGACGCGAAGGCGATACAGGCGCTCAGGTTCACCATGAAAGCGCTGGATATCGCGCTGCCAGGCGAGCAGATCCAGCACGGACAGGTGGCAGGTTTCAGCGTCCAGCTGCAGCATCGGCCAGCGAACCCAGTCTTCGGCCTTGGTCCACCACGACTGCGCGGCAGCTTTCAATTTGGTCAGCTCGACGCCGTCGAGCCAGAAAGGCAGGCTCAACTTAAGCAAGGTTCACCTCGACACCCGTCAGCCGCGGGATGGTGAGTTCGGAAATGATGTCGTCGTTTTCGAAGTGCAGCGAATCGATACCCGCAAACTGCTGGTGCAACTCTTCGCCTAGGCGGCTGAATGAGAACCGTGACTGGGGAAAGGTCAGGGTCGGCTGATAGTCGCTTTCGGTGCTTTCGCGAAATGCGGCGCGGATATACAGCTCGACATCGCTTTTTAGGGCTGGCCAGCGCTCTGAGCCCACCTCGGCCTTGGGCCAGACGGTCAACTGCACCAGGTGCTGGGTTTCCAGCATCTGCATCACCACCAGGTCATCACCGTGGCCATGGTTGCCCTGGTCACGGATGTACGAATTGATTTCCGCCAGATAGGTGTCAGCTGGGGAATTCGCCTCAAACAGCACGTAGGCGTTCGCGGTGCCTGGACCCCGGGGTGCTCCGTGTTCGAAATACACCCCGTCAGCCTGAACGCCCGGGAAGGCGGCGATCATGGCGCGATACACCGCATCGGTGTGCCACTGGTTAACCGCCGAAAACTGATTGCGGGTGCGCAGGCGCAGGTCGTCGTTGCTCTCCACGTCCGCCCCGGGCTGGCTTAACCAGCCCTCGGCATTGACTACCTGAATGACTCCAGGCACCGGTTCGGGCAGGATCGAGAAGTAACCCGGGGCCAGGTTGAATCCGCTACCGGCTTCGGTGGCCACGGCCGGAACCAGCACTTGGGACTGGCCGTCGATAAAGCTGGTGGCCACCGTCGTCACCAGGACATAGACATTGCCGTTGATGGCGATCGACTGGATCCGAGTTCCTGCCGGCACCTCCAGCACACCGACCACGGCGCTGCGGGTAAACAGCAGCCAGCCTTCAGCCTTGGTCGCGGCTTTGCGGGTGACGTTGACCTGCCAGGCCAGCATGTCGAGCCAGGCATCGACCGCCGTTTTGACGAAGAAATTAGGCAGCACCGTCAGGGCGATAAAATCGATCAGCCACATCACCGGCTTGGTGACCAGCGCAGTCACCACACGCCAGAACGGCGACCACGAGCTGGTGTTGCTCAGCTTGCTGCCCTGGGCGATAACTTCGGCCTCCCAGGCGGCGCGCAGCTTGGCTTCGGTGGTCGGAACGCCGGCGTCGCTCAGCGCCTGTTTGAAATCAACATCACTCACAGGACTACCTCGATAGATCCAAATTCAACGGTTTTGGCCGTGACCAGGTACTGCCCTGGCTCTTGCTTGATAAAGCGGGTGGTTCCCGGTACCAGGCGATCGTCGTTCTCTACGAGCAGCTCCAGCTGCTGGATGCAGTCGGCCTGGCGGTATCGGTTGCGCTCGCCGACTAGGGTCACCAGCAGGCCGCTGTCGCGGATCATGTGGGCGATGTCCTGGGCGATGCTGGCCCGGTCATCGATCAGCAACGGCTGATTCGAAGCGTCCAGGGTCAGGTCGTTGTGGGTGATCAGCAGATCGATATAGAGGCTCATCCGCCCACCGCCATGCTCACCATGTTTTCCATTTCCAGCGGGGTCATCGGCTTGCTGTTCTGGATCGTCACGCTGCCAACGTGGGTGACCTTCCCCTGATTCTGGTTGGTCGTGTTCTGGATGCTGCGCAGCAGGCCACCTTGGGGCACGGCAGTGGGCCCTATCGGCGACAGACCGCCCGACGTGCCGCTGCTCATGCGTTGGCGTGCCTGTTCGGCTTGTTCGGTCAGCGGCGGCGTGGTGACCAGTTGTGGCGGTGCCGGCACGTTGACCAGGGGCGCGGAAATGCCGGGAATCTCCGGCGCTTTAGGTATCTCGCCAAAGGCCGCATCGATCTGCACGCCGGGGATCTTGTTCAGCATTTCGATCAGGCCGTTGATCGCGTCCTTGAAGATCGCGACGATGCCGTCCCAAGCCGCGCTGGCCATGCCGGTCCAACCGCCGATCGAGCCGAACCAATCCGACAGCGCCTGCAGCTTGCCGGCGATCCACTGGAACGCGGCGGTGTTCATCAGTGCAGCGGTCCATTGGTCCCAGTAGACGATCGCGGCAACCACCATCGCGACCAGGGCAACGATTCCGACAATGATCAGCAGCACCGGGTTGGCCAGCATGGCGGCGTTGACCAGCCAGATCGCACCCTGCCACAGCAACATGCCGACCCTGACCAAACCCATCCAGGTGTACAGCGCAACCAAGCCAACCACGAACGCGGCAACCAACACCGTCTGCAGCAGGAACATGGCGATACTGCGAAAACCCGTCCAGTTCAGCAGTTTCCAGACGGTGACCAGCGACAACCAAACCATCTTGCTCATGCCCACGACCAGGGTCATCGTGGCCATAGCAGCGATCAGCCCAAAGACCACCAGCACGGTGATGCCGATCACCCGGGTAATGTTCGGGAACAACTGGGTCCAACGGGTCAGTGTTCCGGCGATGCCCACCAGCTTGTCCATCAGCGGGGTCAGCATCGGGATCAGCGCCTGGCCGAAGGCAATGCGCAGCGCTTGGACGGCCGCGCCGAACTGTTGCCACGGGTCGACCATGGCCTTGGCCATCTTCTCGGCGCTCTCCAAGCCGCGAACTTTGCCCAACTGGTCGAGCCCGTTTTTGAACCGGTCGGTGTCCTTGGCCAGGGCATTAATCACCCTCGCCCCTTCACCGCCAAAAGCCTCGGTCAACTTGGTGCCGGCAGCGGCGCTGGTCAGGTCGCCGAACTTACCTTCGAGCTTGGCCAGAATGTCCGCCATCGGCATCAGCTGGCCGTTCTGCTCGGTGAATTTCAACTTGAGCTTTTCGGAGGCCGCGCCGATGTTCTCGAAAAACGACTTGTACAGTCCGCCAGCATCGCCGCCTTCCATGGTGCTGCTCAGCGTGCCGATCACCGCGAACTGCTCGGCGATATCGACGCCGGCCGTAGTGGCGAGCTGGCCCACCTCTTTGAACGCATCCTTGAGCTGTGCGCCGTCCGTGCGGAACAGCTGCGCCGCCAGTGCCGTCTGGCCGCCCAGTTTCTCAACCCACTGGCTTTTGCCCATCGCGTCGGCCGAGGTTTTGAACAGGTTGTACATGGTGCCGACGTAGGCCCCCATGGTCTCGGCGTCGGACTTGGTGGCCTTGGCCAGCAGGTTGCTGGTGTTGGTGAAGGTGGCCAGCTGGTCACCGGACAACCCCTTGATCGCGCCCGAGATGCTGTAGGCCGAGGCCACGAAGTCGCGGGCGTTCTCGCCGTAGTTCACGGAGAACTCCAGGGACTTTTTGTTCAGGGCATTCAATGCATCTTCAGCCACGCCCAGCGAGCGGACTTCGCCCAGGGCGCGGTTCATCTCCAGTGCCGGTTCCAGCGATTCGGAAATGGCCACGCCTGCGCCCACCATGCCGGCCAGACCTGCGCCCATCTTCATGATGTTCTGCTGGCCTTGGGTGGCCAGGTCGGTGAAGCTGGTTTTCACCTTGCCCAGGGGCGCGCTGACCTTGTCGGTCAGACTCAGGATGAAAGCCAGTCGGGCGCTGCGGTCAGCCATGGATTGTTATCCGTTGAAGGCATGGGAAATGCCGTCAGCGACGGCAAAACTCATGCGTTTCCAGTGTTCGTCTTCCAGCCACTTGGCCATGCCCATGTTCTCGATGGTGGGTTCGGCACCAGGCAGCCAGCGTTGGGTCAGGGCCAAAAGCTGGCCCAACCCGTCGTTGGTTAAGCCGTCAGCGTGGCTGAGGACTTTTTTACGATGATGTCGATGTTCGGCGAGTACTCCTCGAGCAGCGCACCGGCGATGGTCATGGTGGTCACCGGATTTTCCAGCAGCGACTTCAGATCAGCCTTGCCTTCTGGCTTGACGGTGCTCATCAGCAGGTTGTGCGCTGGCGCGACCTTGTTCGCTTGAGTGGTTGCGTTGAAGTACTTGGTCACGTCCTGGGGCGTCAGGTGGAAGGTGAATTCCTGGTCGCCCATTTCCAGGGTGATATCGCGTTTTACGTCAGTCATTGGATGGTCCATCTATAGGGAGTTGGATGAGCATTCATCAGGGATTGGCGGGTATGTGTTGGCACACCTGCCGGGTGTAGTCCTGCAGGCCGAGGATCATTTGCCGACTTACGGCGAGCTGACTTCGAAGGGTGAAATAATCCGGTCGAGCGTCTGCTGCGAGTTCGGCGGTGCTTGCATCAGCCACGCCGGCGGCGCCGGTGGTTGTGGGCACTGCGGGTCTGCAGGTGGCACGGACTGGCAGCCGCTGACGGCCATCGTCAACATCGCGGCGCAGAGCGTCGTTTTCAGCGAGTGCATGGTTCAGTTCCTCGGTGTTTTTTTGGTCGACCTGGTCACGGGCGGCGAGCAGTTCACCGCTGATCCGGGCGGCCTCACGTAAGCCGATGACCTTGGACTGTGCGCTGTCACGTTCACGGCGGGCGTCGTCTCGCTGATCAGCGACCCAGCCAACTGCGCACCAGGCCAGCAAGCTGATGAGCACCAGAAACAGGAAAAGGCGTAGCGGACTGAGGGTCATTTGAGGCACATCTCCGCTTCCGCCCGACGCCGGTTGTACAGCCCAGGAACGAACACCTTGCGGCCCTGTGCATCAGTGACGTAGGCCCAAACCGGTTTACCATCCGGAGCCCACGCCAGCGCCCTGCAGCCGTCCGCGATACGACCGGCGTTGATCAAGCCGACGGCCCGACTGGCGCATGTATTCGCGGTGCCGACGTTGTGCGCATGACTGCTCAAGGCGTCGAAGGTGTTCTGGCTGATCTGCTGATTGGTCAGGCAGTCGGCCAGGGCCAGTTGCCCTTTCTGGACCACCAGACTTTCCACCTCGGCGCAGCGGGCGTCTGACCAGTATTCACCGACCACCACCGGCACCGGGCTGGTGTACTTGGTGATGCCTTTGCACACGGTGGGCAGCCCACGGGCGAGATTGTCCGCGTAGACGACGTTCTGGCCGTTACCTTCCCAAGTGCCCAGGAAGGCCGTCAGCGCTCCGCTGCACAGGACCAGTACACCGGCCGCGATCTTGTTGCGCAGGTTCATAACTTGCCCTTCCAGTCGCGCAGCATCTGACGGTACTTCGGGGCCAGTAGCAGGATCTGCAGCACCATGTAGAGCGCAGTCAGCATGTAGGCCACTGCCGACCAGTCGATGGCACCTGTCACACCGGTGGCGGCCACGCCGATTGCGGGCGATGCCTTTACGAGCGCAATGGCGGTGTCCTGAGCGGCCTGATTCGTGCTCATCGGAGAACCTCTTCCTCAAAAATGGACTGGCACGGGACGCAACGGGTTATCCCGCCCAACGCTTGACGCGCTGCAGGGATCTCGTTGTCGCAGTCCTGGCAATGGGTCCGGCTCGGTCCGGACGGGCGCGGGCGGGCGAGCTGCGCCGCAATGGCCTTGTCGCGCTCGCGCTGCTCTTGCGCCTGGGCGCGATCGAACCAGTCCACCATCAGCTCAGGCCTTCGATTTCAGTGGCGTCCAGGTACGGCACACCGTTGATTTTCACGAAGTCCGGACTGGTGACGTCATACGGGATCTTGTGCTTGTTCTTTTCCGCGCCCTTGGGGTCGATGCTCAGCAGGCTGGACAGGCGCAACTTGCAGCCGAAGGCCTCAATGCGCAGCTCTTCCTCGCCCGCTTTGGCGAAGAACACAATGTCGAACGGAGCCAGTGACCGGAAACTGCCGGCGGTTTTGGCCGATTCGATCAGCAGGTTGAAGTTGGTGGTGTCCAGCTCCAGCTCGCCCGCTGCGGACACGTCGCCGTCAACGTGCCCGTCAGGCACGCCCCGGGTTTGCGCCACGGCGGTGTTGTCGGTGATGTCCAGAGTGCAGCTCTCCACGTGAACCTTGAGGTCGCCCAGGTTCACGTCGAAGTTCTTGCCGCCGATTTTTGCTGACATGGGTTACTCCGAATCGTCAGTCGAAAGGTCCAGCGCGATGTTCGCGGTCAGGTCTTTCGGGCAGTTGAGGGGGCGCAGCTTGATGTAGGCCACGACGGCGGTTTTGCTCATCCAGGTCAGGACAATGTCGCCGTCCTTGGGCTGCTCGATCTCGCCTGGGAACACAGCACCGCCGAAGGTCGTCGACTTGGCCATCGCGCGCAGCGGAGCCATCAGTGCGTTGACGGCCACGGCCATGCTGTTGGCGCTGCTGTTCAAGCGGCGATCGGCCACACGGCGGATCAGCAGCGGGCGGATCTGGCGAGCGGCCTTGTCGACGGTGCGCAGGTACTCGATCACCTGGAAGTCGCTGCTTGGCGCGTCGAGCATGTTGCCGTCGCCCCAGAACACGCCCGGGTAGTCCGGATACGTCTGGCTGACCGAGAAGCGGGCCGCGTCCAGGGCGCTGCGGATGGCTGACTGCAGGGGAATGCTGTCTACGTCAGTAGGCACTGCGCCCAAGCCCAGCAAGGCACCGGTGGCCACGCGCATGGGGCTGTCGGCAATGCTTACGGCAGCGTTGGCCAGGCGTCCGGCCAGAACGCCCAGGTCATTGCCGTGCAGCTGGGGAACGACCAGGACACGCGGCGCTGCAAGGCCTAGGGTGATTGCCTGTTGCTCGGCCAGGTATTCCGCCCAGGTCTGGGTTGGCTTAATGCCGGAGGTGGCCGCCATGACGAACACACGCCGGCCATAGATATTGCTCAGCTCAATGGCTGCCTCGTGCATGTCCGACAGCGCGTCAGCGGCGGTCACGGGAGTGGTGATCACCACGGCCTCAACCGAGTGCCCGAGCTGCTGCGCTTTCTCCAAAGCGTCATACCAGTCGTCATCGGCGGCGACCGGTGCTGCCAGGCAGGCCCAGCGATCGCCACCATTCAAGCGTGCGGCCGTGATCTGGGTTTTCAGGTCGCTGGCCGGGACGCCCAGTTGTACGTCCAGGTCGCTGTCGGTGTTCAAGGGGATCAGCGAACCGACGCTTTTCGCGCCTACGCCGATGAAAAGGAAATAGCGTTCAACCGCCGTCACAGCGCCTTGGCCGAGATTGAGATTGTTAACGCTGACTTTGCCGAGTGCCATGCAGTGCCTCGCTAGCGGGGTGAATTAAGGATTTGTTGCAGCACCAGGTTCACCAGCGCGCTGGTTTCTGATTCCGTGCCAGGGCCGAGGAACTGACGTTTGGGCAGGGTGATATCCCAGCTCTGCGCACCAGATGACTCGGATTGTTCGTCGTCCAGGATGCGGATCAGCAGACCCGCCTTGGCGTAGTTCACGTGCTCTTTAATCCACGCCACGGACGGGCGTGTCAGGGTCTTCTTCCCCGCCTGACGGGTTTTAAAGCCCAGGCGGCGCAAGCGTTTGGCCTGCTTTTCTGTCGCAGCCAGGCCGACCGGAACCCGGTTCCACTGGCGCATTTGTGCGGCGGTCCGACGCTCGGAAACACCGTTGTGCTGCTGCGAAGCAACCCAGCGGGTCAACGCGTTACGCCAGCCCAGTTCGGCCTCGTTGGCACTCAGGCGGGTCACGTCGAGCAACTTGCCCAGGCCGGATTCCATTTTTTTCTTGCCCTTGGACGATGCTTTGCGCGGGGCGAAGGGAGTCCCGTCCAGGTTCTGCTGGGTGCTGACGCGCTTGCGGCTGATGCTGCGCACGCGCTTGGACACATTGTTCAGCAGACGCCGGCGCAATTTTGGCGGCAGCTCGAGCAGGGCCAGCTGCTGTTCAGCATCGACCAGGCCGCGTATGTCGAGGTCGAAGTTGTTACGCGCCATTGGCCACCTCGCCTGTTTCCGCGACCCACAGCTCGAACGGCACAAATGACCAGGTCTTTCCAAAAGCATGGATCTCGCCGGCAGGATCCTCGGCCAGGTATTGCGGCTCGGTGAACTGCAGCTTGATGTCCACGTCAGCCAGGTCGTCATCGAGCATGGTGATGTCGAACACGGTGGCGGGCAGGCCGTCGCGGTCCTCGTCGTGGGTCTCGAGCCAACTGCCGACCAGGGCCATCAGACGCCCGGGATGATCAGCGAATCGCTCCAGCACGATTGTGGCGCTGTAGTTCATGTCGCCCATGTGCATGCCGTCGACGTCGTCTTTCCAGATCAATTCCAGCTGCACCTGGTCCGTCCAGCTGTCGAGCTGTTCGGGGGCCACCAACTGGCGTTCGATGAGGTAGGCCGTCAAAGCCTGCAGCTTGATCACGACAGGAACTCCCCGAGCATGCTCAGACGGAATGCCTCTTCGGACATGGTCTGCCGATGGACACTGACAAGATCGCGGTAGTCAAAAAGCCACAGGTGCCGCTCATGACGGTTTCCATAGTCACGAACAAGCCGCATTAGAAAATCATTTTCCGGGAGGTCTTCACCCACGACGCGAAGGCGTGCAGCAGTGGTCGAGTAATAACCGCCGGGACGGAATGTCACTGAGTTCAGCAGATCGAACTCGTCGTAAAACCAGGTGCAGCGCTCAGCATGCATATGGCTTGGCAGCGGTTCACCGTCGGCAATTACTGTTACCCCTGGCATTTGGACCGGCAGCCACCGCACGAGCTCAGGGGCGCAGACAAAAACAACAGGCTTACCGTGCTCGGCTGCGGCAATGGCCATGTTGCACAAACGTGTCGTTTTTCCCGTCATGCGAGGGGAGATTTCGAGATAGGCGATCTTCACGATCTGGCTCATAGCAGTGCCGCCGTAATGCGACCACGGCCCTGCAGCGAACGAACGGCCTGCTGGCTGAATTCCAGAAAGGTTTCGCCACGCTCGGGCAATTCTTTGCCGGTGTTCTCCGCACTTTCACGGCGGGTCACGGTGGCGAACTGAGTCAGCAAGCTAGCCTTGGCGCGGCAGTAAACGGCGCGCTTATACGTCGCTGCGTGAAATGTGCGCTCGGGCAGCACCATAGGATCAGCAGATTCGACGGAGGTGATGCCCACGTTTTGCCATTGGCCCTTGCGCTTGGTGAGATCTCGATTGACCTCGATCATCGCCGTGGTCAGATCAGTGACCAGCATGTCTACCAGGTACTCCGCCGGCAGGCGGTAACCCTTCTGGAACTCGGCCAGGGAGAGGTCCGGCCAAAAGCCGTCGTTCTCGATCGCCTGTTCCACAAAGGTCGTGGGTTTCCCGGAAAAGCTCATTGCTGGGCACTCGAATAGGGGCGGGAAAACTGTTTCAGTGGGTCAGGGCCATAAATGGTT